CAAAAGTGGACACGGACAATAATTTTTGCCGAAATTCTTTTTCAAAAGTGGACACGATGATTCGAAGCCTTGTAATGTCCTTGTTTGCGTAATAACTACGGCGTTGATACAATTTAGTTTTCCCTCTGCGTTTGAACCCACTGGATTCATCAACGGGTTCATTTGAACCCACCCCGTAAAAGCCGCAGAAACACGGCATTTTCGGCACTTTCCAGCTGTTCAGAGCCGAGCCGGGATGCCGTGTCAGAACGGAGGACTTTGCTGCCGAAGGTTTCATTCCGCTCGGAATATCTGTAAAAGGAAAAAGTGTGACTATGATTTTACCCATAAAAAACGAGGGTATTTCCATAGTCACACTTGGGTTTTCGGAGCAATTATACTGTGATTTTTATGCCGGACTGAAAGATGAATGACAGCTTTCCGTTTGTGTTTACAACGACCCTGTCGAGCGTTTTGAGCATGAGCGGATAGCTGAACTCGGTGATTTTTCCGATCTCATCAATCAGAAGGCACATCTCTTCCGCACGGTATCGGACGAGGATGTCCTCGGCATTATCGACCGTTGACCGCAGCGTTGCCTGATAGCGGAGCTTCTTCGCCACGATGAGATTCCACGCTCTGCAAAATGCCTTCTGCGGCAGGTCAATCGGAATGCGGACGTCTGTGCAGAGCATCGGTCTTTCCTTCGGCGGCTTGCAGTATCGTTCTCTGTACGCTATCAGTTTCGTCGAGGCATTGCAGTTGAATGTAGCCTTGTGCGGTGGTGTATAGGTTTGCCCCGCCACTTCGACCGCCGATTGGGTCTTGTGACTCATACAGCGGTATGCGGCAAGGGGCTTTTTATTGGTAGTCGTATAATGATAATAGTAGTAAGGCTTACCGCAAACTCCACAAAACAGTTTCCCTGTAAACGGATACCGCTCATTCGGTGCCTGCCTGTGCGATGTGTGTCTCGCCGCAACAGCCTGCGCCAACTTCCATGTCTCTTTATCCACGATTGCCGGAAGGCAGTCTTCTACCAGATATTTCGGCAATTCTCCGTTGTTTCTGACTTGCTGATGTGTGATAGGGTTTGCAATGAATGCCTTCTGAAACAGGCAGTCACCGCAGTACTTCTCATTTTGGATAATGTGCTGAACGGTGGTTTTTGCCCAGGAAGCACCGGGCATTCGAGTTGGCACCCCTTCGGCAATAAGCCTGTCGGCGATTTCGCCGTAGCTATAGCCGTCAATGAAGTCCTTGTATATTTGCCGCACCAGTTCAGCTTCATTCTCCACAATGGTCACGATACCCTTGTTCTGCCGAAAACCGTACATCCCATTGAGTGTGATGCTCCCCGTGATGCCTTGCTCATATCTTCTTCGTTTGCCCCATTTTATATTCTCCGACATCGTCTCAGACTCGGACTCGGCAAACGCAGCCATCAGCGTGAGCATGAGTTCCCCAGAGGATTCGGTGGAGTGGATGTTCTCTTTCTTGAAGAAAACATCAATGCCCAGGGACCGAAGCTCACGGGTGTAAATAAGCGTATCCACGGTGTTCCTTCCGAACCGGGATACGCTTTTTGTCCGTATGCAATCTATAAGACCGCTCCGGCAGTCCTCGATCATTTTCATAAACTGCGGTCGGCTTTCTGCTTGGGTGCCGGAGAGTCCCTCTTCCGCATAGATGCCGACAAAGACAACGGTATCATCGTTCTCGAATAGGCTGCGGTAGAAATTAATCTGATTTGTCAGACTGTTCAGTTGTTCATCACTTCGGCTTGAAACTCGGCAGTAGGCGGCGATGCGTTGCTTGCCGGGTTCTTTTCTGTGAGGAGTGATTACAAGCAGATTCTTATCCGTCATTGCCGTCAACCTCCTGCGGCTTATTGCGTTTCGTGTAAGGACGGACACCGTTCTTGATTGGTACGGTCTTTTCGGTCCCGTCACGGAAGGTAAAGGTAATCGTGCAGTCACGATTGACCGTAGCGTAATTGATGACCGCCTGCCATACAAGCGGGTCGAACTTTGCAAGCAGAGCATCATGCTTCATAAGCTCGTTCAGAAAGCCGGTTATCTGCACACGCTTGGCGGCACAGGCGGCTATCTTTAAATCAAGCTCCTGCTTGAGCCGAGCCATCGTATCGAGCCGCTCCTCATATTCTTGGAGTTTCTCATGGATATCATCGGCGGTGTCCTGTCGGCTGTAAGGCATCAAAAGGCTTCTTATCAGCGTCTGAACTTCACCGCAGCCGTTGTTCAAATCCTCAAGCTGTCTGCGGTACTCGCTGTCATCGGTAACGGCATCGATGCAAAGACGGTAGTTTTCTACGATTTCGTCCTTGTCGGCAATCAGGCTGTTGAACACTTCAACGAAGGTCTCTTCCAGGCTTTCTTCTTTGAGGGTCGGTGTTTCGCAGTATTTTCGCTTTTGAAATTTGGCATTGCAATGCCAGTGCCATGCGGTGTACTTGGTGCTTGAATGCCATATCTTTCTGCCATAGTATCCTCCGCAGTCACCGCAGATGATACGGCTTGAGAAAATGGACACACATTGCATATTGCTTCCGGCTTCCCGTCGGCGGCGCATTTCTTCCTGCACCATCTGGAAAGTTTCCGGGGAGACGATAGGCTCATGGTCTTTTTCAATGTAGTACATGGGCAGTTCGCCCGTGTTGGGCCGCTTCTCTTTCGTAAGGTACGATACCGTTATTTCCTTCTGAAGTATGGCTGCCCCGTAATACTTCTCGTTCTTCAGAATGTTCAGCACCGTGGAAGCCTGCCACACCTTCTTGTGACCGGGCGTTTCAATGCTGTCAGCGGTCAGCCCTTTCGCAATGCCGCCCGGAGTTTTTCCGGCGAGGAACTCCGCATAAATTCTCCGCACGATTTCTGCCTGCTCCTCATTGATAACAAGCTCCCCATCGGGACCCTTGTCATAACCGAGGAAATTGGAATAGCCGAGGCTGACCTTTCCGTCTGCGAAGGACTTTCTTCGCCCCCATGAGGTGTTCTCCGAAATCGACCTTGCTTCTTCCTGCGCAAGTGAGGACATGATTGTAAGCAATAATTCGCCTTTGGCATCGAGGGTGTAAATGTTCTCTTTTTCAAAGAAAACCTCCACACCTTTCTCCTTGAGCTGCCTAATAGTTACAAGGCTGTCGACCGTGTTTCGTGCGAAGCGGCTGACGGACTTGGTGAGAATGAGGTCAATCTTCCCGGCAAGGGCATCTTCTATCATTCTGTTAAAGCCGTCACGCTTTTTGGTGTTCGTGCCGGTGATGCCCTCATCGGAGTATACTTCGACAAAGACCCATTCAGGATTAGCCCGTATTTTCTGTGTATAATAACTGACCTGTGCCTCAAAAGAGTTTTCCTGTTCTTCCTTTGCCGTTGAAACACGGGCATAGGCTGCGACCTTTCGCTTTCGGGTGAAAGTCGAATACTGTGCCGACAGCGTTGGCTTCGTGGCTTCGATTTTTTTGACTGTCTTATTTGCCATGACTTGTGTTCCTTTCCTTCGTCTTTCTTCCGGCGGCGGCTTTCATTTCATCTGTCCAACTTTCGGAGCGTGAGCGGTCTTTCCAGACATAATCCGTAGTCGAATCGTCCGTAAAAATGAAACGGAGCAGATTGCCCGGATGAGCCTCTATCGTGCAAATCTGCGTTTCAAATGCCTCGTCCAAAAATCCGTCCGTTTTCAAAATTTCTACCGCCGCCCGTTTCAGCGTTTCCTCCGGGATGACCTTTGAGTCCGGGCAGTATTTCTTTCCTTTGGAGTTGTAGGTCGAACAGCACCAGACGATGTTATAAGGTGTTGTCTTTCGGCGATAATTCTTTCCGCAGCATGAGCATCGGATTTTCCCGGTAAAACTGCTTTTCGAACCAACCGGCTGTGTCTTTTCTTTTGCTCTGCGTTTCAATTCATCTTGAACCGCCATAAAGATCTGTCTGGTAACCACCGCCGGATGATCATCCTCGACAAAATACTGTGGAAGTTCCCCGGTGTTGTAGCATTTTCTTTTTGTAAGATGGTTTTCACGATATACTTTTTGAAGCAAAAGGTCTCCGCAATATTTCTCGTTTGTCAGGACTTTCCGCACGGTTGTCGGATGCCATTCGTTTCCGAAGATGCTGTATAGCCCTTCTTCATTCAAGGTGTTGGCGATTTTCTGAAGACCGTATCCGGCAAGGTATAAATCAAATATGCGTTTTGCGGTTTCGGCTTCTTCTTCAACGAGTGTTATTTCGCCGTCCACCAGACGGTATCCGAGCATGGTGCAGGTGGAAGCCCGTCCTTCCTCAAAGCCCTTGCGGATTCGCCATTTGCAGTTATCGCTGCACGAAAGGCTTTCTGCCTGGGCGAAAGAAGCGAGGAGCGTCAGCATTACTTCGCCCTCGGCGCTCATAGTGTAAATGTTCTGTTCTTCAAAGAAAACATCAATACCGAGGCTTTTGAGTTCACGCACGGTTTCAAGAAGCGTGACCGTGTTCCTCGCAAACCGAGATATGCTCTTGGTAATGACCATGTCGATGTTTCCGCTCCTGCATTCGGTCAAGAGAAGCTGAAACTGCTCACGGTTGTCCTTGGTGCCTGTTTTCGATTCGTCAGCGTAGACTCCAGCAAACCGCCATTCCGGGTTCATCATAATGTAGTCACGGTAATAATCGATCTGCGCCGCCAAGGAATGCAGCATGGTGTCCTTGCCGCAGGAAACTCTGGCATAGGCCGCCACACGTTTTGTACGAGGGGTTTCCGCTACGGCAGGGGCAATGTTTACGATAGTTTTTTTCATTGTATCCCTCCTTTGGTATCGGACATATTAACTCTGATTTTGAAATATATCCAGTCAATTCGGAGGAATAAATTGAACGAAAACAGGAAGGTATTTTTCGGTGAGTGTTGTGTCTATCACACGATAATCCTCTGTGGAAATCTGCCCGTTTTTCAGCATAAGCCGGAACGGTGCAATGCTTGCCTGATATTTGATTTCCGCTGTTATCTGCTCTTTAGTCACGGGCTTCACCGCCTTTGAACCTTGTCTCCACATAGCATTCGTGGGAACAGTATTTTCTGCGGCTGTTTCCATAGGCGGTAAAGGACTGACCGCATCCGGGACAAACATATTCATAAACCGCTTTCTGTCCGACACGCTCCGGGTGAGCGTTCCACCATTTCTGTCTACACTCCGGCGAACAGAAACGCTTCGGTTTTCTGCCAGATATTTGTGTTATCGGCTTTCCGCATTCCGGGCAGATTCCCGCTGTCTCTTTCGGTTCTTCGGTGCTGTCGACCGTGATGTTGTTGCGGCGGCAGAAGGTCTTGACGGTATCTCTCGAAACGGACAGAGCTTTGGATATTTCAGAATAGCCGCATCCGGCTTTTCTCATTTCGGCTATCTTTGTTTTCTGATGGTCTGTCATGTGCGAACCACCTCCTCACTATCCCATGAACATGAGAATGGCGTTTCGGAAAAAACGGGTGAAAAAATAAAGCCCACCGAAGAAAAATCCTCGATGGGCTTCATATCAGTTAGGGATTTTCAGCTTCATGCCGCTGTAGATGACATTGCTTTTCAGCCCATTCAGGCTGACGATTTCCTTATAGCGGCTACCGTTGCCGAGATACTTCTTGGCAATCGCCCAGAGGGTGTCGCCATGCGCCACGGTATGGATACGGTAGTCATCGGCGGGTTTTGTGCTCGCCACGGCAAGTGCAGAGGTCTTGGCCGGCGACATGATGGCGTACCTGCCGGATTCATCCTTGTTGATGACGGCACGGTCGCCGCTGACCTCGACCACATACCAGCGGAGCTTCTTCACCCAGCCGGGAATGGCTTTGCCGTTATAGTAGGTGCTGCCCGTGATGGTCACGAGGTCACCAACCTTGATAGACCCGGTGGGCTTGGCGGGTTCGGCAGGCTTTACATCACCGCCGAGAGCTGCCGTGACCTTCTCGGCAAGGTCGCCCATGCGGGAATACATCCAGTTGCCGGGGCAGGACTTGTTGGCGAACCACCTGTGGACGGTCAACACCATCTCGTCAGATTTCGGCGTGTAGTTCAGCGTTTTCGTTTTGTCTCCAAGCCAGAGCAGCTTGGTTTTGCCGTTGCGCTTGCAGATGTCGGTGCAAAGCTCGATGAGCCGCTGGTACACCACATCCTTGAACGCATACGGCTCGGTGTTGTCGCTGGCGCACTCAATGGTGACGGCTCTCTGGTCGTTGGCTGCGGAGGAGGAACACCAGGAGCGGTTCTTCTCTTCCACATACATCCCGACCCTTCCGTCTACACCGATGCCGTAGTTGCAGCTGGCCTGTCTGGAAGTTGACAGAAAGATATTGCCCAGCGTCTCCACCGAGCACTGACCCACCACACAGTGAGGCGTGATGCGGTCAATGCTGTGGGTGCGCTGTCCAGAGTGGTTGGGACTGAGTTTGGTATAGGACACCAGAGGGCTGTTGGTATAAGCCATATTATTCATTCTCCTTTTCCGCACGGTCATGAAGCTGCTCCAGCACGGATTTCAGCTTCTGCGGAACAGGCAGTCCCAGGTATGCAGCGTTTTCCAACAGGGACACGCCCTCGTTCGACAGGTAGAAGAAAATGACGGCGGTACGCATCACCGAGCCGCTGCCGATGACACGGGTGTCGAGAATATGCCCGATGCCGACCAGAGCGAAGATGAGCACCTTTTTGAAAATGCCCTTGAAACCGACTTCGCTGGACAGCTTCTTATCCACCACAGCGCACATGATGCCGGTGATGTAGTCGATGACTACGAAAGCCAGAAGCGCGTAAAGCAAGCCGTCACATCCTCCCAAGAACCATCCGAGCCAGCCGCCGATACCGGCGAACACCACCTGAATGGTCGTCCAGAATTCTTTCATGTTGTTTGTCCTCCTTTGAAATTAAAAATGGGTATGAAAAAAGTGACGCCGGAGCGTCACGCTTTTCCGATAGCATAGATTGATACCTTGTAGGTTGCCGATGGTACCGTATTTGGTCTTACGGCAAATATCTTTCCGGGGTTGGTCGTTGTAGACCAGCTACTCGAACTGCCTCGCTCCACAAACATGGCGTAATTGCTGTTCTCCGTGGAGATATGGACATGAGGAATTTCCGCGAAGGTAAATGGAAAATTAGGGAGCGCAATTGCGCCGCTCTCATAGAGCACGCCCCATGCCGTCGAAATGGCGGTCGTAAAGGAATACTGACCCCAACATTCCGCTGTACCGCTTTTCCATTTACGGTAATTCCAGATGCCGCTTGTCCCTTGCTGAATGACAAAATCCGCAAGGGGTGAGCCATCCACCCGCATATCCCCGGCAACATCCAGCATGGCTTGTGGCTCCGGCGTGTTGATGCCGACCTTCTTTTTCCGAAGCGCAATGAGGGGCGTACCCTGCGGAACAGTAAAATACAGATCCAGACTGCTCAAAGAATAGAGCTTGTCTTGGATCTGTAGATGAAGGTCGTAGGAACTGTTGGCATCCAGACTGCACAGTTCCAAATTGGAGTACCTGAAAGAGGTTCCGCTTTTTGTCGTGCCGGAATAGATGCTGGTGTAGCTGCCGTAACTGCTCTCACTGGTTTTCTTGTACCGATACCGCACATAGACCACGCTGTTTTTCTGCGTCCCGTCTACGGTCACAGCAGAAATAGAGCCGCTGAATTTGAGCTGCATTTCCGCTTCAATGTCGTTGGTTCGTCGGAGCGTCACCGAGGACACCTTCGGCTTTGCGTATGGGATGACCGTAATAGTTTGGGAAACGCTGGCGGTATAACCGCGGGAGTCCGTGACCGTGAGCGTGACCGTTACGCTGCCGGACTTGGCGATTTTTCCAACAGATAAGGCAGAGCCGGTAGTGTTAGAGGATGACAGCCCATTGCAGGAAGCTGTGTAGTTGGAAATACTGGCACCGTTTTTTGCAGTTGCCGTTCCGGGCGTGACCTTGAGGGTTGAGTAGTCCTGTACGAACAGCTGATCGTTGCCCGTGAGGTTTTTCGTGGTCGTGTAGCTGTCGGCATAAGTGAATCCGCTTATGGTCGGAGCGGAATTGGTCGCCGTGGTCAGTACAGTGGCGGTCTTGCTTGAAGTACTGCCGATCTGCGTAGACCCGCTGTAGGACGAAACCGCAAAAGTGCCGGTGAACGACTTGATGGATGCCATTGCATTCAGCAGTGTCGTCCTCTGCGCCGATGTCAGCGTGACTGTGCGGTTCGCAGTGCCCTTCGACCAGGAAAGCCCGGAGATAGTCAGGATGGTCGTGCTGCCGTTTTTGAGCACCAGCGTATTGGTGTAGGAGGCTTCGTACACTGTCACATTGATGGTAATGGAAACCGTGGCATTGTCCGCCGTCACCGTGTTGACACTATTCACCACAGCACCGCCCAGCGTCTTGACCGTGGAACTGCCGGAAGTGCCGTAGACATGATTGTACTGCCGCCTTGCTCTGACCTTCACCGTGTAGCTTGTGTTCGGCGAAAGCGAGGAGAGCGTTATACTTGCACTTGTCCCTGCGGTTGTTGAGAACTGCGTCCAGCTCGAACCGCCGTTTGTGCTGTACTGCCAGATGTCCGCTGTTGAGGTGGAGTTTGCAGAGATTTTGAAGCCATTTGCGGTAATAGCCGAAACAGAAAAGGTAACGGCAGGGGCAGCTCGGTCAATGGTGCTCAGCGTCACATTGTAGCTGCCGGAAGGACCGGTGTACTGACCCCACGGGCTGTTAACGCCCCAGTGCCAGTAAATCGGAAGGGTCAGCGTACCGTTGCTGTTGTGGTACACCGTGACCTGCTTGTCCTCGATCAGCCACTTCGTGCCGCTACCGCTCTGACCGTTTGTAAAGGTGAAGCAGTTTGAGCCGGAGGTGGCCGTGCCGATATAGGAAGTGCCGTTGGTGCCGAAGTCCGACCATGCTATGGAGTATTTCGAATAGACATACATACCCAGAGCGATGGTGGATATGTTTGCGATCACATTCTGGGAGATGACCTTCACATAGATGTACAGATCAGTCGTCCAGCTGTTGGAGCCGTAGTTCGTTCTTTCGGATTTCACCGGATAGGCGGTGCCGCCTGTCATTGCCATAGCTTTCCCTCCTTAATCCAGAATGACGATGTTCAGCCCTTCGGACGCCGTTGGCATCGGGACAAACTTCGTTTTACCCACGGTCAGTTCGCCGTCCACCGTGGTTTTCTTAGTCTGCGTTTCGTCCTTGTTCAGGGTGAAGATCACCTCGTCGTTGTAGTAACCGGCGAACTCCGTGTTTGTGATGACCGTCCGCTGGGACGATGCGCTGTTGGATACCTCGATGCCCCGCTTGTCGATCTTGACCTCCTGAGTGTAGATCTCGTTGGGAGCAGGCGTCCACTTTCGGGGAATCGCTCCTTCGGAAATCATGATATCGGCGAGATAAATGGACGCATCCCGACAGTAGCAGTAAATACGCAAGGTGGGGTCGGTCACATCCGTGAGCGTTACGGAGTAATCCGTCCAGTCAAACGCCGTGGACTTATTGAACAGGTACTTGGTTTTGTTCCCGTTGTAGGTCACATAGAAATACCCGGACATGGTCGAGGATTTCTTTGCCCGAACCGAGATCGTATAGGTGCCGGGAACCACCCCTCGGATGTACTGCGACAACGAGGAGTATGCGCCCAGCACAAAGCAGGAGTCGGAAATGGTGTTGTTCTGGGTATCGGTGGAGGTATCTGTTTTTACCGTACCGGAGTAGCTCCAATCATCCGTGATGCCGTTCAGTCCGGAAGAGTTCTGCACATAGTTGATGCCGCCGATGTACTGCTCCTGCATGGTGACGGACAGTCCATCCACCGTGTGTTCCAGCTCCGAAACACGGCTTTCGGAGTTCAGTACCCGTTCCTCCAGGACGCCCTGGTCGTTGGACACTGTTTCCACCGTTTCGGTAAGGGTCGCCACATAGCTGTTCAGCCCGTCGATGGTCTGCTGGAACTGTGCGTCCTTCTCGGTCAGAATGGAAATGGTGGTGCGGATCGTTTCAATGTCGTTCTGCACCACCCATTCATTTCCGTCCCATATCTTCGTTTCCGGCGGGGTCACGGAAGTATCCACCCAGAGCTGCCCCTCATAGGGGTTCTCCGGCGGCGTGTCCGAGGTGACCACATCGCAGAGACTGATAATCGTGAACTGTGCCGATGCGATCATCTCACCACCTCCTTAAAGTGCCACAACGACCATAAAGGTTGCCTTGGTATCCACATCGGCGCTGGACACCGACAGGGTCTTGCCGGTCTTGCTGCCGTTGGTTCCCCAAGAGGTATCGACTACACCGTCCTTGTTGTACTTCGTCCAGGTGTAACTGCCGTTCCCGGCTGCATCCACTTCGGAGCCTGCCTGGTAGCAGACGGCGGTCAGCACGGTCGTGCCCTGGCCGTTCTTGAATACATCACCACCCGTGGAGGTGACGATGATCTGCAAAGGGTCGGAGTTGTCGATGAAGGTCGCCACGTCGAAAAACTTCGTGTTATAAGAAGCGGATGCGGAATCCGTGTCCTGGGCACAGCACTTGAACACGGCGTAGCTGTCCACCGCTGCGGCGTAGACCGTGAGCGTATTGGTGGCCGTGCCGGTGTATTTGTCGGCGGTATCCGAGAGCTTGCGCCAGCCGATACCGAAGTCTGCATCATAGCCGGTGGAAGAAGTAGCGGTGACGGAAGCGTCCATGACCGCCCACTTGTAGCCAACCTTGGTGGTATCCACCGTAGAGCCGCGCCACAGCTCGGCCTTGGCGGTCAGACTGGCGACTTCCTCGTTCTTGAACACATTTCCGTTGGGTGTGGTGACCAGCAGGTCGACGATGCCGGAACCGTTGACCACACGGGAGAAGGAAATGGTCAGCGGATGGGTCAGCGACAGACCGGTGCTTTCGTCCTTGTAAGTGATGACACAGCGATAGTCGATGCCGGGCAGTTCCGCCATGACATTGGCCTTGACCGTGAGGATGTGGCTCTTGGCACCACTGAGGGCGTAGTTCGTGCCTGCGGTGATGGCGGTGTTGCTGTCGCCCACATACCACTTGACCGAGGTGACATTGGCGGTGGCGATCTGGTCGGCAGTGGTGCCGATGACATACAGACTGGGTGTCAGAACGAGGTTCTTCGTTTTCCAGTCGGGGGTGTAACTGCCGTTGTCGGGGTTATACATCTGAGTCTTGGCGAGGTTCGAGCCGATGTACCCCGTCAGCGTCAGTGCGTCATTGTAGTCGATGATGGTAAACTGGCCTTGTGCTTTGCTCATGTGAGAAGCCTCCTTTGAAGTTGTTGTATCTGAACCGGACACTGTGCCGGTTTCTGTTGTGGGTTCTGCGGTTGCCATAGTAAATTCCTCCGTTATAACAGGCTCTGCCTGGTCGTGGTGTCGATGAGGTCACAATAAAAAGTGGCGCGGACTTTGACATCCGCACCGGTGATGACCACGGACTTTGCGCCGCCGAAATGCTGTTCATTCCAGGCTTTGTCCGCTTCCGTATCCTCCGACACCCTTGTCCAAACAAACTGGTTGGCATCCAGCGTGTCGGTGATGTCCTCGTCCCAGGAGTAAACCTTGGCGGAAAGCAGCGTTTTCACATTGCCGTTTTTGAAGATGTTCCCGTTGGACGAGATAATGACCAGCCGGAGCATTTTCTGCTTCTCGATGGTGGTGATGCGGTTGCTGACCTCTGTGACCTCCTTGCTGGTGGCGTAGGCACGAAGCACGACCTCGCCGCTCTCCAAATCCCACCAGGACGAGCCGTCTTGCGACTGGATGACACCCGCCTTGATGATGTTCGCCACCAAAGAGCCGGAGGTGATGAAGTCTGCGACGATCTGTCCGTCTGCCGTGATGGCAGTTTCATAGGGACCGTTGTAGCCGTTATGGGAAAAGCCCAGACCGCCCACATTCCACCTCCAGACATTCACGGCTTCGTCAATGGAGGGAGCGTCCAGAATGAGCAGCTCGTAGGGCTGCCCGCTTTCGCTGTCTGTGTTAATAACCACATAGCCGCCGCTCTGGCCGGTGATAAGCCCAGTGGCTTTCCCGATGGCGGTTTGGAGCAGCTTTGGAAAGCGTCCCACCGTGGATTCTACCTTATCAACCGAGGACTGCACCTCGGAGATGGTGGTGATCATGCTGGACTTGCTCTGACCGAGGGAAATGCTCTTGTACCGTTCGGCAAGAGTGTCGTACACGGTTTCAATGACCATAGCCGACACGCTGACACCCAGAAGCGAGTGCCGGATGGTGACGGTATCGCAGAGGTTGACCCGCTCCAAGAGTGCCGAATACTCCGGCTGTTTCCATAGCGGTTCAAAGGACACCTTGACCGTGGGCATGGTCGCTCCCAGCGGATTTGCCTTGATATAGCTGTTGGCTTTGGCTCTGAGGGCTTCCTCGGTCACAACTCCGTCAAACTGGTCGGAGAAATCCATGATGAGCGTTTTCGCCCGGACGATCTCCGAGGTCACAATGGGGAGCGTGACCTCCGGCAGCGTGACTACCGTTTCGGTGTCCGAACCTTCCGGTGTGTATACGGCATACGGGAGCAGTGCGGTATACACGCCGCTGTTGTCCTCATCCTGCTCCAATGCGGTGAGGTTCTTGCCGTATTCAATGACCACGCCGGTCTTTTGCCCGCGGTGCGAATGGAACTTCACTGTGTAGTTGTCCCACTCAAATTCACCGTGCCATTTGGAGAGCATGGAGCCTTCCGTGCCGCCGAGACACGCCCGGACGCTTTTCGGCTGCGTGACGGAAAACGCCTTTGCGTCCGAGTAGTCCGTCCAGCCCGTGAAGCGTGTATCTCCGGCAAGAAGCTGCGAGAGAATCAGCTGCGGCGAACGGCTTTCGGTGGTAAATGGCATAACGGGAACATTGGCAAGGTCATAGGAGATGTGCTGGCCGTAGATGGTGACGATGCCGTTTAAGGGTTTCGTGATGCGGTAAATACGGAATGCCTGGTCGGCGGCGGTGTCATTGGGTTTTGCCTTGATGATGCACTCCTTGGTGATTAGCCCGTAGTGCTGACCGCTGACCGGATATTTGAGTAAGCACTCGAACACACCGTTTCGCTCTTCGGTCACTTCGCAGGAAATGGTATCCGTCATCACACCAAGGCCGAATGTCGAAAAGTCCGCAGCGTTGGGCAAATAAAGCACCGGGATCATGAAAACCACCTCCTTCCGGCCATAAAAATACCACCGGGGATTTCTCCCTGGTGGTGTGATAAAAGTGATTCGTTTGTTGTTCGACAAACCGGAATTGCTCCAAGTTTTCTCGGCTGCACCTTCTTGCTCTTCGGACGAGGAGTCTCCCTCGTTCAAAGAGCTCGGTCAAATTTCTGTTTAACGATTTCTTTTTCCGGTATTCTCTGTCCCACGGATTTCCTCATGATAGAAATAATCTACGATCACCGGATGCCCCTGCGGGACTCTGCCATAAGGCATTTCATTATCCGCAAAGACACAATCATACTTCTTAGCCATTTCCTCAGCTTTTACTTCAAGTGCTTCAAAGTAGCTACGGTTATGCTTGTTATAGATCTCGTCGTAAAGTGGTACAAGATCAGGATATTTTCCAGCAATATAATCCATAATTGTCTTTTTGAAACCGCCTCGAAGATTGAGATTTTCAAGCCAGAACAGATCGCACTGATCCTTTACCCGCTCAAAGATTGCTTCAAAATCCGTGATACCGGGGAATACCGGGGATACGAAACAGACTGTACGGATACCTGCCTCATATACCTGCTTCATAGCAGCGATACGGCGCTCAATGCTCGAAGCAGAATCCATATCATTCTTGAAATTTTCATCTAGTGTGTTGATCGACCATGAAACGGTTACACGTCCAAGCTTCTTCAGCAGATCAATATCCCGTACCACAAGATCCGACTTTGTGCAGATCAGAATATCTGCGTCACTGCCGATCAGCTGCTCCAGAAGTTTTCTGGTATTCCCGAATTGCTCCTCCTGTGGATTGTAGCCATCTGTCACAGAACCGATGACCACCCGCTGTCCGGCATATTTCTTCGGATTTTTAATTTCCGGCCAATGCTTCACATCAAGGAAAGTGCCCCATTCCTCCTTGTGTCCGGTAAAGCGCTTCATAAAAGAAGCATAGCAATACTTGCAGGCATGTGTACAGCCCACATAGGGATTGACCGAGTAACCGCCTACCGGCAGACTAGACTTAGTCATGATGTTCTTTGTTTCCACCTCACGAATGAGGATTCCATTTATTACTTCTTCCATGATTTCTGTACCTCTAACACTTTATTAAATTCTTCCGGCATTTCCTGAATCATATTTTCATCCCCTATGATAGGGACAAGGTCTTCCTTCATAAACACCGGAATGCCGAGCTTATGTGCCTGGTCCGTCAGAGACCATGCCCATTCCGGCTCCGTATGAATCTTCCTGCTCTGAGCCCCGGTCATAGTGCCGACAACGATCCAGTTGATTCCGGAAAGGTCAACTGTGCCGGGATCGTCGAATAACGGCTCAAAGGTAACATGGTAATGTTTTGCTCTGACGTTTTTCCGAAGGGCGTCGATACGCCACAGTTCTGCTTTCCTCGTCACCGTAACGCCAAACCATGCGTTTTCCAGATCGGTATCAAAATCCAGCAAATCAGGTCGCTTGGTAAGGAACAGGAACTGATGCTGTGGATTTTCACGGATCTTTGCAAATACCTCGTCTCTCCATTCCGGCTTCCATCCGGAGAGATCGCTCATCCCGGTAAGAAGAAAGTTCTGCGGACGTTTCTTTTCCATCATCTTGAGCTTACCCGGAAAGAATTCAGGGTCAGCGAAGTCATCAATCATATGCCAGCGTTTCACG